GGTCCAACTTGTACCATTGTCTGCACTCTGTGAGTCTTCAAATTTACCTGTTCCCATTCCCCATCTCCTTGATACTGGATATATTTCTAAGGTAGTGTCTAGGTTTAAACCTGTAATTATAGCTTTATAATTTTTAAGGTATGTTTTGAAACTAGCTCCACTAACTTTATTGTTAATAACATTGTTAATGTCATTATCAGTAAATTGGATTAGGTAACGGCTTACCTGATCGTCTCCATTTTTAATATAAGTTGAAGCCTCCAATATCTCATCCAACCCAGTATTCATAGTAGGATACTCAGTATATAAGGTTGCGTCTTTGGAAGGAAAAATTTTATATATTGCCATTATGTATTTTTTAGAATGATACTACTCTACCTTTAATGTCTGTATTAGGATATTTTACTTCAAACATCATAGGATCTATTGATGGGTAAATAATTCCATTAACTAGAGCTCCTTCAACATCATATGAGTAATTACTGTAGCCTAAACTAGTTCCTGTTTTGTTATATATTCTAATATTTTTAACAGTTTGAACTCCCTCTATTCTATCTAATAAGACATATAAGTCTCTCATAATGATGGGCTGATTAATTTGCCAATCCTCAATATTAAACTGGTTAATCAAGGCATTATTACATCTCAGTAATACTTCATTGTTATTGTAATTAGGTAATACCACCACATCATAATCTATACCAATATTAATGATGAAGGCATCCTTTATTTTAATGGAGTCATTTATCATTTTATATTGAGATAGATAAGTTTTGATGTTTTGTTTTAATGCGGTTGAGGCCACCCTTAAATTTTGGTTTAAATCGTAAGATAAAACGTATAAATCAAGGACAGTTGGGGCCTCATTCAATGCGGTGTCTGATAATTTTGCTGCTTGAGCATACGCTTTAGCCACTGCCCCATAAGAGGAAGGCATACTTAAAACCCGTATAAGATAATCTTGAGGGGTAACAGTCCTTAACTGATTTTGGTAATTACCTAAAGCGTTTTGTCTTATTTCCTCTAATGTATCTCCAGCAGTACCTCCACTAGCTGCTATTGGGTTATTGGATGCAACTGAATTAAATATAGTTTGAGCTAGGGCTGTATTTGATATATTTGAGTTGATAAAGGTAGTTAAATTAGTATTAATACCTGTTAATGTATTAGCATCTATATTTGAGGTTAATCCTCCTCCTGTTAAATATCTTATAGTTAATGTAGTGTTTGAGGGAGCTATACCATAAGTATTAGTCAATACAAAGTTTAGTGGGGAATATGCTGTAGTTAATTTTGATTTTTGGAATGGCAGTCCTAAACCTACATTATCAGGGTTTGGAGTAAATTCCTCATCATTATCTCCTGTTGTACCAGCTCCAAATTCTAGTTGGAGTACAGATTCATTTAAGAAACGAGATGTAAATCTTCTTTGAACTTGTTGAATCTTTAAAAGATTAGGAGTATCATCTGCCCCTGATAAGTTAGGGTCATTGGTTGGTGTGTTTGGGATGGAGGTGAAAATACTTTCTTGTGCTAAATTATCTACCTCATACCATTGGTTTCCATCACTATCAAAAACATCCAGTATCCCTATAATATTAGTTCCATTTATAGTGGATGTGGAGAATTTTTGTGGAGTACCAAAAGATACAGTTGTTGTATTAATAGTGGCTGATATAGCCTTACGAGTTTTCTTTAGTAAGTAAAATGTTGGTTGAGTACCTGAAATTTGATATACAGTTACTTCAGTAGGATCATTTGAACTGCTGATTGAAAAATCAATTGGATCCTCTAAAATAAATGAGGTACCATTGGTTGAATTAACTATTGTATTTTCTCCTACTTTTAAAGCATAAGTATAGTCAGGAAAAGTAATACTACCACTTGTGATAGCAGGTAATTGTTGGTAAACATCAACATCAACAATAGCAGGAGAGGTTACTTTAGGTTTATACCCGAGTTGATATGCTAAACCAAATACGTTTTCATTTTGGCGAGCATATTGAATGAAAGTTTCCTGGAATTGGTTATCTTGATAAAATGATAATATATCACCAACATAGGCTGCCATCTCAATAAATAGCATACCTGTGGAGGAGGGTGTGAAATCATTATATGTTGAAGGAAAATAGGTCCTTGAAAAATTAATTAAGGATGACCTTAAATTACTAAAATCCCTATTTAAATATCTTATGTCTCGTTTTAATGTTGTAGCCATTATTGAAGTTCTATATTAATTTCATCTTGGACTCCGAATCCAACTATCTTATATGTTATAGTCATAAATATGGCATTTCTGTCAGCTTGATTATCAAATTTAATATCCTCAATAGAGATATTTGGAAAAAATTGAGATACACCATCTCTTACTAAAAATTCAAGAGAATCTAATGTTCCTTGATTAGCTTGTTCAAACAATAAAGCTCTTATACCTAAACCAAAATCAGGGGCAAATACTAATTCTCCTGGATTGATAAGGATATAGTTAATAAGATTAGCTTTAATTTGGTCTGCAGTTGTATAAGTTGGATTGAATACTCCATTAACATCAAAATTTAGATCAAATCCAATTTGAACATTATTACCTATATCTAGAGGAAACTTATATGGAATTTGTTGTGCCATTATGAATTAAGTAATTTAGATATTTGGCTCATATCAACTTCACCAGGAGGTAAACTTCCTTCAACTCCAGAGGCTGCAGACATTGGTCTATAAACATTACCAGTATTAAATTCTAGAGTATCTGAGGCACCTCTTGAAAACGGCATATCCATCATTCCTGCATACTTGGAACGTAAGTCCTCTGTTGGGGTTGTAGGAGATGAAGGATAATTTTGGTATGATTGTTGTTCATTAATCGGGGAACGAGAGGTACGGATTGCCTCCATTAGAATATCTTTAATTTCTTCTTTGATAGCTTCTCGAACTGATTCTTTGATGATTTTTTTTAGAGCGTCGATTTTCATTTTATTATAAGTATTTAAGAGTTAAAAACAATTTGATCTATTTGGAATTTCATTTCATCCACTAACACTTGAGTTGAAGAACTATATGAGTATGGTCCGAATATAGAATTACTTGGGTTGGCAGCCAAAGATGCTCTAATTCTTCTTCTAGGGAAAGAAAATGAGTTTGAGGGATCATACTCGGTAGTTAAGAGATATCCTTTATAAAATATAGGAGAATTTGAATTAGGATCTAAATCTCCATCAATCTGTGATATAACTGGGGTAGTTAATGACTTTCGAATATTGGAGGTAGTCTCTAGAGCTACTCTGTCAATATCTTGTTGAGTGGCATTAGGGCCTACATCTAATAATGTTTTAATAAAGGTAATAATACTAGTAGCTCTATCAAATATAGGATCAAAAGTAGAAACTTTTTCAAGAGCAGTATTTAATATACCGTTTATTTGTTCAATATTAGGAGGGATTACACTTAATGGACCTTCAATTTTATCTAAAAATATTTTAGCATCACTTAAAGCATCAGAAAAACCAATTACTATGTTGGCAGGAAGACCAACACCGGGAGGTGCGGCCAATGGTAAAGGAATAGCTTTAAGTGCGGTAATACTAGTATTCACTAATGATACAATATTACCTATTGAGTCACTTATGCCTTCCAATGTGTTGATAGGTCCCGTTATAGTGCTTAAAGCCTCTTGTATAGTATTTTTTTGATCTATTATAGTATTAAGAGTACTTTCAACTGTATCTAGAGTTTCTCTTGTTTGTACTTTTACATTATCTGGGATTGCAGGTACTTGAGATAGTAAATCTGGTGATAATAAGTCTGAAGGAGAAACATTTGGGGCTGAGGGATTAGGAAGAGTTCCTCCTCCTAAAAGAATATCTTTGGTTGAGAATGGGAGTGGAATTGGGATTTGGTTATCCACCTGCTGTGATACTACATCAATAGCCTTTTCTCTCAATACATCCAATGCTCTTTCAAGTTTGATGCCTTCTTTGGCAGCATTAACTGCTTGACTTGTTATGATTTTATCAAAAGCCATTACTTGGTTTTACTAATTTTAGATTTATATTTCTCTATTCTATTTATCATGTCTTGGGCTGAGGCTTCTACCCTAACAGCGTTAATAGGTATATTTCTATTAGGTCTATTTGGAACAGGAGTTCCTATTGGAGTTTGTAGAGCTTGACTTAATAAGATAATATTTTTCAATAAACTAGATAAATCTGTCAAGAATGTCTCTCCCAATATAATAGGTTCAGTAGCATTCAAATCTCCTAATCTAATATCTGGGCTTTGGACTATAGTTTGCGGGGCATCAATATTGACTGACTCTCTAGCATTTAAACTTATAGTTTTCTGGGATGAGAGTAAGATAGAGTCTACTTTAGTGTTAAATAATAAACGATCAGAATTTATGATGACTTGTTTACCTTGATACTCAGATGGAGACTGTGGTTTAATTTTATATGAGGTATAATTTTTACTAGAGACCTCTATTGGAATTTTTTGATTTGAGGTTAAGTATATACTAGTTTGGTCTTTATTTATATCCTCTAATTGTGGTACCCAAGGATCTCTTCCATCATCATGTTGACCATTTCTTATAATAATAATTGGGTCACCATCTTCTCCGACAGTGGACCATAAGTTTGAAGTATTGGGACGTAAAACTGTAGAACCAAATCTGATGCTATTTCCCCACCTCCCCTCATATATAATATCTCCTTCATAAGGTAAAAGAGATTTTATATCTAATCTTTCTTTAAATGTATTACCTAATTTAATTTCAGTAGAACCATCTGTTACTTTACGAACACTTCCTCCATCAACTTGTTGATAGTCTTTTTGTTGAGATTCAGGTAATGTATTATCAATAAAAGGAGGGTAGCCGTTATG